AAATATTTTTTATTTCTTATTATCAACTTATGATATAAGGAGTTAACCAAATCTACTAAAGAATTGGTACTACTTGGAAGGTAATTACCTTTGATTTTAAAATAATCATATAACACTGTAAAAACAATGTTTGGGTTATTTATATTTCTAAGGATACCTCCAAGTGGTAGTCCAGTAATCTCACGGTTATGACTCTCTTGAATTCATCTTTTTGCAAATTCATATGTGTTATTTGACACATGTGTTTTTTGCAAAGACAATTCAACACCAAGTCCTTTGATTATTTCAATATATTTCTTTGCAACTTTATTGTTTTTTATGACAATATCGTCACCAAGGATTATATATTGATCAAAGTTCTTGTAACCACATAGTTGTGCACAATAGGACACAACTAGGTGGTGAGTCAAGGTGAAGACACTCCAGGATGAGTAAGTACCCATAGGTTGTCCAGTTGAATATTTCAATTGGTAACCTTCAGGTGTACTAAAACTTCTTTCTTGGAGGATAGATTGTCAGGCTTGAGCTAGTTTCATATCAAAGATTCTAGCCATAAGCCTTTTCTGTAATTCTACAGGAAATCTATCAGTCGCCGAACTTAAGTCCAGGGATCAGAAGCTCTCATTATTAATCTCTCATTGATGAAATGGAGATTGAGTATAAGTTCTATCACATGGAAGGTTATGAAGTTTATTCATAATCTTAGTGTGAATAGGTTTAAGATATAATTGTGAAAAGTAATCACTAATCGCAATAATTCTTAACTTACACTCCGGATCTTTAACAAACGATATTTTCCCCAAAGTTCTTAACTTTGAAGGTTTAATCATTTTGTTAAAGGCTTCCGAATAATTTTTAGAAAAGAAATCAATCCCATCATTTGTAGTAATTTTGAATAATCTATCCATCATTGGATAGTCAAAATTTAACAAATCTTGTTGAGCTGATAAAGTAGCAGGTCCATTCGGGCCTGCTTTTGTTGAAAGATATACATCTATCAATTTATCAAACTCAGGATGAGTTGATTTTAATCTATATTCTTGAACAAACTTATTGATTACACCTGATGGTATAATATGTTTCATTTTTGAAGCATTAGTTATACTATCGTAATCAGGTTTGATTTTAGATCACTCTTTATTTGTCAAGTCTCAACTTCTGGTGAAGTTGATGACTGTAAACAAGTATTTTAGTGATTCTAAATTACCA